TATTTGGAGATTGCGCCGCTAAATTAACCGCTACATCAGATCAAGATAGAGTTGCACTTGTATCTGATTGGATCCCTGTAGACCCTGGAAAGAGCTATACGTTTAGCATATATTCTTCTGGAACAGCCCACGCCGCTAGAGCAAGAATTGAGTATTCAGTTCCACAAAGCGCGGATGAACAAACTGCAATCTTGTCAGATGAAGATGGAAATTACTATCCTGTTAACCCTTACATAGTAGACTCCGACCCAGTTAATTTAACTTCTGTATCCCAGCGTATATCGGTCAACTCTATAGCACCAGTTTTTTCACAAGATGCGGGAAGACCACTAGCTAAGCTTTCTGTATACATAGATACAGCGGATATAAACGATGTCTTCTATTTTGACGCCGCCCTATTCCAACAAAGCGCTTCTCTTGACGCGTTTTTTAGTGGGGACGGAGCACCTACTCCAGCAAACCCAATCAATGAAACATTCTTTGATATAGAAGACTGCCGATGGGAAACAAAGAACGTATTAAACTTTGTATCAAACCCGTCTTTAGAAGACACTACAAATTGGACAGCTGGTTCAGGAACTACCCTCACCTCTGTATCTGAAGTTACGTCTTTGTTTGGAGTTAAACAGGGCAAGGTAAGCAAAGCCGGTGGAGGATCTGTATCTACTACCGTATATCTTCCTTATGCAGCTGTGGGTGGAGAAGACTTTGTTATCTCTGCTTACGTACGTAATAAAGCTGGAACCTACTCTATAGGCACTACTAATCAAGAAACTAGAACATTTTCCATAACTGAGTCTAACAAAGATGAGTGGACTCGAATCCACACCAACAGAGTTCTAAATACTGGGGAGACATCTTTTGATGTAACTATCTCCTTGTCTACCGGAAACGGTTCAGCAGCGGTATTTTACTTCGACGGCGTACAAGCTGAATTTGGTAGAGTTCCAAGTAAGTTTACTGATCCGGCATCTCCTGAGACTATAACAAGGCCAGGGTTGTTAAATACTGCGGTAAACATGTACGTGTCTAAATACGAAAGTAGAAACGGTGGTAAGAGCCTTTATTGGACTACCTACTCAGACAAGTACACAAGACTTTTTACTACTTTGTCTAAGGTCATGCCTTATGGAAGCACGTGGGCTATTGTTCCAGGAAAAAGCGTGTCTTCTTTCCCAGAGCTAGAGGAATCATTAATTCCTTCATCATCATTTGAAAATGATCTAGGTACGTGGACAGCTATTGCCTCAACCTTAAATAGACGAGTAACTCGAGGCACTCTTTTTGACGATACCAGCTCTCACGGAACTGCCTATTGCCGAGTAACATCAACTTCTAACGCTCTTTTTGGAATCATCTCCGACAAGATTCCAGTAGAGAGCAGATCTGGTTATTACGCGTCTATTGCTATTAAACCGGAAAACATCGATGCATACGGAACGTATAATTTAACAATAACGTTCTATGATGAAAGCGATGTTCAAATATTGACCAGGACTTCTTCCGCCACTATTGAGCGGTCAGACAGATGGGCTTATCTCTCTACATTCGCTACAAGCACAGAAACCTCCGGCGTAGCGTACGCAAAACTTAGAGTAACTGCGGACATAGACAACCCAGAGCCTGGTCACACCTTCCACCTTGACAGGGTTGTATTCAGACAGTAGGGTCGTGTCTATGACAACCTTAGTTCTGGCCTCACTAGCAACTGCATCAATACTTACCGCTATAGAAGGACTGCTTTTTTCTCTTGGAAAATGGCGGGGTTTAGTCGCGTCAATTTGCGGAATATTCTTCCCTGTTATTCTGGGAGTTACCGACATAACCCTGATCGTTTATTTCCTAGCGGTTACCTTTTCGGGATTAACCATATCCCTAGCTGTAGAGCAGGCCTTTACTGGAGTGTCAGTTAGACAAATGAGAGGTTTGCCTAATAAGGTAGATCGCCTATAGTAAATTCACTATAAGGGAGGGAACATGGAAGCACCAAATCTAAACCCATATCTTTCGGGTATGGCTCGTGCATTGTGGATGGTTTTTGCCACAGTAGGCCGGCCTATGTCTACCGAAGAAATTATGGAATCTAACTACATGAACGAAGGCAGGGACGCGATTCGCGCTGCCGGATATGAGCTAAAGAAGTTTGGGTACGTAAAAGCGTTCAAAGAACAGGTCGCCGGAGGACGATGGGTAACCACCCTAAAGTTCACTCCAGTAGGCCAACACTACGTAGATATGTTCAATTGGAACTATCAACCGATGCCTGAAATACCGATGCCTGGAATTCCGACCGTCGGTGAACCAGGCATTACTAGTAATATACAGCTAGAAAGCGGTAATAGATTAGAAATACTACGTATTTCTAATCTAGGCGCTGACGCGCCGAGAGAGGAACTTATGCCATGGCCAATAGATGATCCAAAGCCCAAGTCTAAAAAATCATTGGATACCGACTACGAGGTTGGTTCCGTGGGCAAGGTCGAAGACAAAGTAGCTAAACGCAACGCCAAGTACAAACGAACGACTATCGCTTCCACCCCAGCGGTTATGCGCCGTAGCGAAAGGCCTGAGGAAGAGTGGACGACTAAAGATCTGATCGGCGAGTTCTACGATCTCTGCAATCAGCATGCCCCAGGCGTTCCTGGCCAAGTAAATTCAAAGTACCTCGCTACCTGGATAAATGATCTTGTCGGTAGAGGGACTAATCGCGTAGTTATTCTAAAAGCAATCCGTATGTTCTTTTCCGACCCTCGCTTAACTCGTGATGCTGGAATTGGCTATCCGCTTTACAGAAGATTCTTTCAGTTCTACCCTACGGTCCACGGCAAGGTATCTCAGCCCGAAGAAAAGCAATACGTGGATGAAGACTTTGCTTCGCACCAGGAAAAGATGTTGAAACTTTTGGAGGGAAAATGACACACGATGAATTGTTGGAAAAGATAGACTCAGTGTTTTATGAAGAGGGTGGCGGTCTAAGATTAGATAAAGCCCTTAGTGCAGTAGTTAAATTACACTCTCCGTGTACGGGCGATGATCACGACGACTCCCCAGCCTTAGTAGGTGTCCCATGCATTTGCGTATCTTGCGATGGTTTAGAATATCCCTGCCCAACTATCCAGGTTATTGAGAAGGAGTTAGGGTGAGCTACGACCTAAAAGATTTAGCTCCTAGCGTTAGGGCCTATATCAACCGGGCCGGCCTCCCAATGAAAAGCGTTGGGCTGGAGCTGTCTGACCTAGACCCGTATGAGGGTCAGGTTTTAGACGGGGTCAAGAAGTGGATCGAATTGGTCACTTCCGGCAAGGTCATAAAAGCCCAAGGAGAGCGAACCTGCGGTATGGGTCTCCTCCTGGTGGGTAATCCAGGTCACGGCAAGACTACTCTCGCCTCTACGGCCCTCCAGGAGCTTTTAAGGGGCATTCCTAGGGACGTCATAGGCACCCCAGAAAGGTTCCCAGTCCGTCCAGGGTACTTTACGGACTATCCCAGGTTCCTACGCCTTCAGAAGCGCCAATGGGATCCCGATGCAGATGAGACAGAGGCAAGCCTTGTAGAGGGCCTATACGGCGATGCTCAGGACCACCTCAATGTAAAGATCTTGGTTCTAGATGATCTTGGAAAGGAATACCGCACCGCAAGCGGTTGGTCTGAGAATACTTTTGACGCTTTGCTTAGATCTAGATTCAACGCTGGACTTCCAACTATCGTTACCACTAATGTTCCGTTACAACAGTGGGCGGATGTATACGGAGTTCCTATGGCCAGTTTTGCATACGAAGCATTTTTCCCATATGTTATAACTTCAAAAGAAGGGGATAGAAGAAAGCTATGAAAACAATTCAGTTTTTTGTATCAACTCTCGGAGTTGACGAAGTAATGGTTGACGACAATACAAAGCTTCATTGTACTTGTGAAGGATTCAAGTCCCGCAAAAAGTGCAAGCACGTTACCTGGTGTGAAAATGAATTCAGTAAGGGCACTTTCCCAATACAGGTTGATAAAGCAACTCCTGATTTAGAAATACAAAAAGCTAAAGAATCTAATGAAGCTTTTAGAAATCTTCTAATAAAGTACGGGAAGATCGAGGTTATTTAACCTTGAGGGGGGGAGATATATCTAACGAAGTTCCACTTCGTGTTTCGGTTGCCGTTGATTGCATTGTTGATAAGAAACCGGCAGTCCGTAGATTTCTAGGAATTCCTATAATGGAAGAAGAAATTACCTACAACCGATCCGCTCTGTCTTTGTTTTGGAGATTTAGTCAAAGATACGGATACTCCATGGAGCTTGTTGGATTTGGTTATACAAAGAAAGAAATGGCTGAGATTCAGCAAGATCTTGACAACCTAGGCACTAATCCGTTTAACTATTACCTTGCCTATAGTACGGTTTCAGATTTTGTAAGAGAGCTGCCATATAGGCCAGAATTGGTCGGAGTTGTGGATGTCCCCGAGAGGGCTCTAAGATACGGCAGCAAATATATAGATCTTGGGAGGGTGTAGTGGCCGCGGATAATGAAGTACGGCTTATATCAAAAGCCATCCGTGATAGAGACATATCACTTCTCCTTGAACGCGGAATACGTGAAGAATGGTTCTACGTAGAAGAGAACAGGGATGTTTGGAGATTCATTCAAAATCACTGGAAAAAGTACAGTGAAGTACCTTCTGCGGTAACTGTTAAAGATAACTTCCCAACCTACAGATTATTAGATGTACAGGACAACGCTGGTTATTTACTTGATCAGTTGATTGAATACCGCAAACGTCAGAAGACAATAGAAGTAGTTCAGCTAGCAGCTGATGCAGTTGCTGCAGGAGACCACACCACAGCCCTAAGTCTTATGGGAGCTGGTGCAGCAAAGCTTTCTGACGAAGGTGTAGATCAGATAGCAGATCTAAATCTATCTAAAGATTCTTTGAAACGTTTTGATGATTACTTAAATGTAAAGACCAGACCTAACGGATTGCTTGGTATGGCTACCGGATTCCAAGTTATGGATTTTGCAACTGCTGGTTTACAGCCTGGTCAGCTAATTA